GTCCTTATACTTGAGCTTGGATACAGATACCAAGATCCTGATCCCAAGATTTTCCACTGTCTCCTCTCTCCTTTGCGTTAATTCTTGACCAGGCTCTTGATCCTGATCAATTCTTATTGTATAATCATTTATGATGATAGTCACATCAGTTGATTATCCTAAAATGATTACTTTTGACCAGAGAGGAGCCTGAGAGCATGGAGAAATCATCAAAAGCTGAGGAGAAAAGAGTCCCCCGGATAAAGGAGCTCATGAAACGTGAAGGAATTAAGCAAGTAGACCTTGCTGATGACCTTGGGATGGAGCCCCAGAACTTCTCCCGGATCTTGAGGACTGGGAAAGTCTCAGAGAAGACCTGTAAGAAGATAGTCAACCTGTATCCTGAGTATCAGCTGGAGTGGCTTCTGGGATACAGTGACAGCATGACCCAGACTGAGGAGCTCAAGAGCCTGATCCATAACAAAGTGGACTCAGCTGAAGCTCTCAATCAGCTGATCATCCTGACAGCTGACGATATATGCAAAAGAGAAGGACTTCAGCGTCCCTTTATCAAGTTTCTTCCTGACTTCACTGAGATCCAGTCCATGATCCGGGACTATACTGAGCTTGTCATATCGGATTATCTGAAGAATAGGGATCACAGTATGATCTGGAAGAGGATTGATAAAAACTGGGAGAGGATCTCTGAGAAGTCTCAAAAGTGAGCTCCTTCCTCCAAGTATCAAAAGTGATCACAAACACACTCAGACAGCCCCAGATCAGGAGCTGTCTTTTTGTATTACTTCTGTCTCTACTCAGAATTGAACAAAAAAGAAGGAGATCAGATCCTGACCTCCTCTGAATTCATGTATTCATGATTTCATGTATTCATGTCCCAGTATTTATCAGCTGTCTTCCTGTCTATCCCCAGATCCCTTATACATTCAGCCTTGATCCCATCCGGGTGAGACTTCCTCCAGCTCCTGACCTGATCTCCTTTGGACTTCCGTCCATTGTGAGCGTCCCACTTTTCTCCTCTTCTTCTGGATCTGATATCCCTGATAGCTCTTGCTTCTTCCAAGTGCTCAGCTTGCTTCAGTCCATTCCTCTTGTTCTTCTGGATCTGGATATCAGACAGCTTGGAGATATCATCCCTTGGGAATGTACAGTATCTCTCATCATAGCACTCCAGAGCTGAGTCCACATCTGTCTGAGTGAATGGATCTGATGGAGAGATCTCATTCATGAAGGGTATCAGATCCTGAGCGTCCTTCCTCAGCTGATCCTCCGGGATTCCACACTTCACAGCATAGATAGCCAAGCACATGATAGCAAAGTATCTGTGATGAAGAGTAGCCCCCAGCCTGATCTGTCTCTTCCACCACTCATAGAGATCAGACTTACAGACCCAGTGACCTGTGAGCCTCTCCTTCTGGATCACTCTCTTCTCATACCACTCAGGATAGAGCTCCTTTGCTTTGGCAAGTGAGAGCCGGGACTCCCTCCAGAGCTTGGATTCATCTACCCTGTACATCTCCATGACAGTCTCACCCATCTCCTTGAGGCTTGTGGGCTGATTGACCACTCTGAAGGCTCTGACCCTGACTCCTGAGATCTTAGTCTTCCCTCCTATGACCCTGAAGCCCTGATTGATCCCCTGATACTGTCTCCTCTCACTCTCGCTTGTGAGTGAATTCCACATCTTGTCAATGAGAGCATACTTCAGGCTCTTCAGCTGGATCTTGATATTGGGATACAGAGGGACAGGCTCATCAAAGATATAATACAGGTGGACTCCATGCCCTGAGAGGATCACATACTGAGGGACTGGATAGGCTCCAGCCACAAGAGCCCCACTCATGAAGTTATTCAGCGTCTTCCCTGTGACCTCATCCAGATCAAAGATCATCCCATACATCCGGGAGGCTGAGGCTTGTACATTCTTCCTCCCAAAGTAGCTGATCCCATTCAGGATAGCAAAGTCAGCCTCCTGAAGCTCCTTCAGAGTCTCCTCAAAAGTGTCCTCAAAGAAGATCCTATAATGACCTGTCTTCTCATCATGATTCTTCCAGTATCCCACAGGATTCCCCTTCAGATCCCTACTCTCAGCCTGAGCTCCTGACTTCTGGATGTACCCACAGCCCAGCTGGAAGAGATCAGAGTAGACCTCCATAGGAGTCACCTCCTCACACCTCCAGTCCAAGAGCGTCTTCTCCAGCTGATTCACACTTGAGCCCTCCTTCCAGCTCCATCTGTCCAGTGACTATCCCCTCATAGGGGACTCCGTCCCCCGCCGGGAGGCTACCCCTTCAGGCACGTTATATTATCAATATGTTTTTTCCCTATTCCAGAGCCATTATAGGGGACAGACTGAGGATCTGTCAATCTGTCCCCTCACTGTATATTATCAATAGATTTTTCCACATCAGGCAGGAATGAATCTGAGCTCTGAGTCATAGTGACCTGACAGCTCCTTCCTCCTGTCACAGAATGTCATTAGATAGCTCAGCTCTTCCTCACTCATCTGATCAGCATACAGATCAGCCTCAGCCTCCACAGCTCTGATATCCAGATCAGACTCAAAGTGACCCAGCTTAATATGGCTCAGCTCATGCTTGAGAGTCTGTCTCTGGATCTCTTCACTCTGACTACTGTCAATTGTCACTGTATAATGATCTCCTTTGTATTGAGTGGCTCCAAAAACTTCTCCCTGTATCTCCTCCGGGAATTGCAGGAAGATCAGATCAAAGTGAGTCATACTATCTCTCCTTTTCGTCTTTGCAAGCAGGGCAACTGTATATACAATTGCGTCTTTGCAAGCAGGGCAGTCTTGTACAGAATTGCCCTTCTCGCTTGTTAGGGGATTATACCCCTAAGACCCCAAGATCCTGATCAGAGATCAGGGCTTCTGACTCATTTTCAATTCATAGATCTGGAGCTGATCACCCTTCAGGGGATGTCTCTTGATATATTCCCTGATAGCCCTCTCTCCAAGCTCATCCACTTTGATCCCTGAAGCGTCAGCCCATACTCTCCAGCTGTCAGCTTCACTCACTTCAGCCCTGAAGCTGAAGACCTTCTTCTTGAGCTTCTGAGGCTCCTCTGATCCCTTCTGATCCTGATCCTGAGTCTTGGTCTTCCTGACCTTCTGAGGAGCCTCCTGAGCGTCCTGAGTGGCTCCCATGACAGCCTTGATAGTCTCCTCTCTCTGAGCTTCAGATCCTGAGAAGAATTTATCAAGAGCGTCCACTCCTGCTGAGAAGTCCTTCTTCTTACTTGCCATTATCCTCTACCTCCTTCAGTAGCTCATTGGTGAATTCTGTATAGTCTGTAGTGGCATTAGCCTGAGGAGCTTCAGTCAGGAGATCACTCATAGAAGCCTGAGCCTCCCTGACAGCCACACTGTGACGGATGTAAGGATGGAAGAGCTTAGTCCCCAGCTTCTCAGCTGTCTGTGAGATCTTGTCAGACAGGCTCTTGCTGATATTCGTCCTCACATCATGATTAGTGATCAGGAGCCCATAGATCCTGAGAGCCTGATTACTGTACTTCTTCACCCTCTGGATCAGCATATTGAGCTGAGAGAGCCCCTGAAGAGAGAAGAGATCAGCAGTCAGAGGGATCACTACCCCATCAGAGGCTGTGAGAGCGTTTACAGTCAGTATCCCAAGAGTGGGAGGAGTATCTATGACCACAAAGTCATAGAGCTCTCTGACAGCCTCCAGAGCCTCCCTGAGCATATACTCCCTCCCTGTCTGGGTGAAGTCCATGTCAGCTGAAGCTAAGCTCAGACCTCCTGTGATCAGATCATACCCCTGAGCTGTCTGAGTGTTTATAGCCTCCCGGATCTCAGCAGTCCCCTTGAATACATCATACAGAGTAGCCCCCAGAGACAGGATATCCACCCCTGAGGAGAGCGAGAGATTACTCTGAGGATCAAGATCCACACAGAGCACACTGTAGCCTCTTTTGACAAGCCCTGAGGCAAGAGCCTGAGAAGTGGTAGTCTTTGCCACTCCTCCCTTTTGATTGGATAGAGTGATTACCTTCATTCAGATCCTCCTCTCTGAATTCCTGAATTCTTGATTTCAAGAATACATGATTTCATGCTTTCAAGTTTACATCAAGAATTGAACTGAGTCAATAAAAAGATCACCTGTACCAAGTGCTTCTGATACAGGTGATTCTTCCCTGTGACAAGTGCTTCTGTCACTCAGGCTCAGATCTTAGGGGAGTCTCTTATCCACATCACTCTCACTCCTCTCTCTTGACTCATGCTATCAATTTACTCAGGAGCTTAGAAGCCTCCAGCTTCTCACTGACTGTAGCCTCTTCACTGTCCAGCACTTCATGGAGGGCTCTCTTCATACTCTCCCTGATCTGGAGCTCTTCCCTGTACTTCTGATCCTGTGCTTCTTTATGTCTCCGTCTTGTCTCCACTGCTTTCTCATTGGGATTCATGCTCACACCTCCTCCCTCATCTCTTTCTTATACTTGAAGTAAGTATTCCTTGAGAGCTTAGCTGAGATCTCCTTCAGCTCCTCAGATCCATTCCTCTTCTTCACCGGGATCTTGACTGTCTTGGAGCTCAGAATAGCCATGACCTCAGAGTCTGTGTTATGACCCTTGAAGTCTCTGGAGAGCTCCCGGATCAGAGCCTTGATAGGCTCAGACTTCTTCACAGTCAGCTTGTCTCCCTCAGATCTTCCCACCTGAGCCCCTCTGAGCTTAGCCTGAGCCATGCCCTCCTTGACCCTTTGCTTCAGATCATCCACTTCCTTCTGGGACTGTTCAAAGGCTTTTTTGATATCACCCTTGACCTTAGCCATCATGAACTTATTGACAGCTGTCATAATTCCAGAGATCAGATCATCAGTGTCCTGATCCCCTGACTTCACATCCACCTTGAGAGTCCCCTTCAGAGCCTCCTTATAGCTTGCTGTGTTGATATGAGGCTCCTTCAGGAAGATCAGATCCACCCCTCTCTCATAGAGATCCTGATAGACCTTGAATCCCTCTGAAGCGTCTCTACTCATCCGGGAGACTGAGTCAAAGATCACCTGATCTCCCTTCTTCAGAGTGGGATAGAGCTTAGACCACTCTGGTCTGTCCATCTTAGTCCCTGTGTATTCATCCTGAATGATAATAGCCTTGGGATACTGAGCCTTGATATTGGCTATCTGTCTCTGAATGTTCTGTTGCACTGTACTGATCCTCACATAACCAAACTGCTTCATCTGGGATCTCCTCCTCCTGATTCTGTCAATTCTGAGTTTACTCAGAATTACTACAGACAGTATATCAGGAGGAAGAGTCCATGTCAACAACTTTTGATACTACTTCCTGACAGCTCAGAAGTGATACTTTCAGAATGATTCCACCATAGGCTCAGCCAACTTCTCATACTGAGAATTCATGCTCTGAGTGTATCCGGGATCTCCTCTTCCATGAGCCTGACCTGTGATCACCTTGAAGACCCCAGTCATCTCATCCCAGCTCTTCTCCAGATCCACAGTCTCACTGTCAATCTGAGAAGCCACATTGTAGTAAGGAGCCCTCAGAGTGTAGTCATTTTTATGCTGATCAGCTTTGGACTTAGCCTCCTGAGAGATCAGCCTGAGCATAGTGGGATTCCCACTGAAGCGTGAAGCTAAGGACTGGAGATCCTGAGGAGTACAGATCCCGGATCTCAGAAGCTCCACAGTAGCCATGTCCATCTGGGAGGGATCAGCTGTCTGATCAGCCCTGAGCTTAGCCTTGAATTCCTTAGTAGTGCTGTCACACAGATTCTCAAAGTCCCTCCAGATCTCAGAGCTCTTCTCCCGGAAGAGAGCCTGAGCTGACCTGTAAGAAGCCTCAGCACTCAGGAGCCTCACAGGATTCCCTCTGTCCACTGTCTGAGCTGTCTGATAGCGTCTCTCCTCAGCCCTGAGCTCTTTCAGAGCTTTGTCATAGGCTTCTCTTGCCTCCTTAAAAGCGTCTCCCAGCTTTCTGGAGTAGTTTACATACTTACCCATTGTCATTCTCCTCTCTTGATTGCAGTCAGAATACATCCATTCCTGTACAGGATACAGGAGTCCGCACACTTCAGGCTGGATCTCCTGATAGGACAGCTCTTCCCCTTGGTATCCACCAAAGGAGTCCCAGTGATCAGCTGGGGGAGCGTACAGGCTCCCTCCACATACAGAGCACACTTATGATCACAATTAGTGGACAGCCCATCATGGAAGGGACAGCTGTGAGACTCCTGATCCAGAGCTGTCTCCCTCTTCATCTTCTCCAGAGCCTCCCTCCTCATCTGATTGAAGCTCTCCACCTCAGACTGAGGGATCTCCAGCCCATCTATCATGACAGTGGGCTCATATTCGATACAGGAGCCCACTCTCCTGAAGCGTTTACCATACTGATCAGTCTCCCATTCCATCCTCATACACTCCTCCCCTGTAGAAGTTGTCAGAGTAGAGATCAAACTGGAAGAGAGGAGTGTGATACTCCACATTGTCAGTGACAAGCTCCTTATTAGCTTTGTCAAAAGCCCTCAGAGCCGGGAGTACATACTCTTCCCAAGTCTTCCCATCTATCCGGGAGTCACAGTGAGGGCAAGTCCTTGCTTTCTTGCCTCCCAGCTCATCCCTCCCATAGACTTCCCAGTCTCTCCTACATACTGCACATGAGATCTTCATATAAGCCATGATTCTTATCTCCTTTCATTTATGCTGAATTCCTCTTAGTGTATATCTCTGTATCCAGTGCATAAGCCAAACTATCAATAGTGTGATCATCTCCCGGAGGGAGCTTGCTCAAGACCTCTCCAGTCCCCTTATCCACCTCATAGTGATAATTCTGGAGCTCTCTTGCTGTGTTTGGAGTCCTCTCAGGATCTACTATGATCTTCCTGTGTTGAAGCCACTTGATCCTGTATTCAATACATCCAGCCCACTTCTGACAGGATCTCACCCTCAGCCCCAGTCCTGCCATGTCTGAGACTGACTTGGGCTCAGCACTGTCACAAGTGATCATCAGCTGACTTGGGAAGTATCCTCCTCCAAAGGGACTGATATATCCTCCTCCCAGTAGGTTATAGCCCTTCTCCTTGATCAGCTCAGCTAACTCCTTATTGCTCAAGTGAGTCTTGTATATCTCATCCAAGATCCTGATCTCCTCCCTCTTGGGATCATAGCTGACCCTCAGGAAGACAGCTGGATCTTTGCTGAAGCCCCAGTCAATTCCTCCATAGAGATTAGTCTGGGACTTGTACTCCTCATCCGGGATCTTCCTTATCTCCAAAGTCTCAAAGACCTCAGACCCATTCCCCACAGGGAGCCCAAGATACTCATTCTCATAGGCTCTCAGATTGACTTCCTTCAGCTTCTCAGCCTCATCCAAGAAGACCTGACCCAGCCACTCAGGAGGGATCTGGAGATAATTGGTAAGGAGAGTCACTGACTGAGGATCAGCCCTTGCTATGTACTCATTAGCCCAGTTAGCTCTACTGATCGGAGGATTGAAGCTCCTAAAGACTGTGAAGCTGTCTCCACTTCTCAGGACTGACTGCTGAAGATTTCTCAGCTCTCTCTCCCCTGTGATCTCACTGAATTCCTCCAGCCAAAGATACCTGAAGAAGCCCTTGGAGGGCTTGATACTCTTCAGCTTCTGGGGATCATCCAGCCCTGTGAACTTGATCACCTGACCTGTCTCATACACAAACTGAAGAGGAGTCAGAGTGAATCTCCAGTGAGAGCTGACCCCAAGCTCATCTATAGCCCAGCTGATCTGATTGAAGACTGAGCCCCTGAGCGTGATAGCCCACTTCCTGACCACAAGAGCTGAGCTGAGCTGAGTAGGATCTTTCATGATCCCATCCACAATCTCCAGAGCACAGAATGAAGACTTTCCTGATCCTCTTCCTCCGGGAAGATTGTAAAAAGTGTGAGCTCCCTTACTCAGATCATCATGGAGAGGGTGATACACCTCAGCTATATGATCCCTCACATCTATCTGACTCAGCTCTTCCTTCATCCTCTGAGCCCTCATTCTGACAGCCCCCACAGCCCTCAGACGCTGGATCAGCTGATCCTGTGACTTCATCCCTTCCTCACCCCCGGAAGTGGCTTGCTGAGTCCCTCAGCGTCCTCCAGAGCCTGTATCATGTCAAGGATCTGGTCTGTCTGTTTCCACTGTGCAAGCTGATTCATCATGAGCTGGATACCATTGATCTTGATCTGTCTGGGAGACTCAGGATCTCTTATGATGGACTGGAGGATATCCACATCCTCTGAGAGATATCCTTCCATCTTCAGGACTGCCTCCCGGATCAGCTCAGATCTTCTCTCATTTACAATTTTCTGGAAGTCCTGATCACCCTTCAGCCTGTAATACTGGGACTTGCTGATCCCAGCTGTCTTCATGATCTCATTCCTCTTACATGAAGTCATAAAGGCTGTGATCCAGACTTCCTCATAAGCCCTTGCCATTCTCCTCACCTCGCTCTCTGTCATAGTAGTTATGTAGCTTCTTGTGGCATGATCCGCACACTGTACAGAGATCCCTCATCACATCCTCATGACCCAGATTTCTGTAAGTCACATGATGGACTTGGAGAGTCCTACAGTGATCAGCTGACCTTCCGCACATCACACACCTGAAGTGATCCACCCTCATTCTCTCTTGGGCTTTTTCTCTCCATGCGTCTGACTTGATGTAAGTCTGATAGAATTCTGACTGCATTTCCTCTCCTTCTCACAATCACACTTCTCTCCGGGATCTAAGTGAGCCCCACACTTGGGACAGATCCAGTAAAATCTACTCATGCTTTCCTCCAGTGCACTTAGTGCAGTTAGAGCACTTTTTAACTGCTCTTTCATTCGCTTTATTTTTTCGTATTCTGTTTATTTTGCACTTCATACATACTGCTCTAAGTGCTCTAAGTGCTCTATTCCTTGATTTACAAGGCTTCTGGAGAGCACATCCAGAGCAATTAGTGCAACTTGAGCCCCTCAAAGTATCTATACCCACAGCTCATGACCTCCCTGAAGTTTTTCTGTCTCAGGCTCCTGTAGAAGTTATTCCGGGAGAGAGGAGTCCTGTCAGCAGTCAGACAGTAGTTGTCATAGCTCTGGAAGAGAGAGCTCCTGTCCACCCTTGCTCCAGCTTCCCTGATACACCTGTCAGCTATCCATGCTTCTACAGTGTCAGAGTCACATCTGAGCGTCTTCACAGCCTCAGCTGAGGATCTGGACTCTGTAATCAGTCCCCTCTGATACATCCCTTCCAGAGCCCTGACTGACAGCTGAATGAAGTAAGGGAGCTCAGTCTGAAGGAGATCCAGATAGTCAGCTCTCTTGTGCTCAGGCTGTCTGTCCATGCTCAGGATCAGGAGCCTCCTGAAGAAGCCATTGGTCTTTTCATTGATTACCAGAGGGAGCTCATTGGTGGAGAAGATCAGCTTTGCATAGCTTTTGAAGGATATAGCGTCCTTCCCTTTGGCTTCTCCCCTCAGGCTGTCCTCACCCAAGATCTTCTTCAGAGTGCTTACATCCTCCAGAGCTGAAGTCTCCAGATCAGCACAGCTATTCAGGAGCTTTCCCATAAGCCCAAAAGAGGCAAATCTCTGAGTCAATTCCTTCAGGCTGATATTGGAGATATTGTCAGCTCCTATCATCAACTCCAGTAGCTTGATCAGAGTGGACTTCCCAGAGCCTCCAGCCCCATTCAGGATCAAGAATTTTTGCTGTCTTGTATCCCTTGTCATACAGAGCCCTGAGAACTCCAGAAGCATGAGCCTGTCAGCTGGATCTGGGACTATAAAGCTGAGCCACTTCTCCACCTCAGTCCCCTTCAGCTGAGCCTCTGGGTGATACTCATGAGGGATCTGATTCACAGCCCTGTACTTTGGATCATGAGGGATCAGCTTCTTCTGAATTGGATCATAAAAGCCATTCCTGAAGTTGATCCAGTGAGGAGGATACTGATTCAGCTCCTCAGGCTTCACTTGGAGATCAGCCTCACCCAAGAAGAGCTTGAAGACCCTGTCAATAGTGGAGGATCTGATCAGCTGAGGATAGATCAGCTTTCTGATAGCTGTCTTCAGCTGAGCCCCACTCATGTCAGCCCTATAGACTCCCTGATCATAGTGGTAAGGAATTCCTCCCATGATAAAGAGATCACCCTGACTCCTCAGATATTCATAGATCCTGAAGTCATACACTGAGGAGGGAGCTCCACCCTTGTCAAAGTGATGGAATTGGCTCAGATCCACCTCTCCTGATTTCATGAATTCTTGATTGCATGATTTCATGATTTCACGGACAGGGGAGCCCTCAGGATACTTCATCACTGAGTCATAGATCCTCCTCAGCTCTGTCTCAGATACAGGTGGACTGCACTTCTGAGAATTGAAGCTCCTCATCAGCTCCCAAGTCTGAATAGCCGGGAGAGCTTTTGCTCTGAGTGAGGCTCCATACCTGAATAGGCTGTCATTCCTGATCCCTTCTGGGGCTGTCTCCGGGACTGTGTAAACAGTCAGACCCTTGACCTTCTCAGGCTTCTTCTCAAGCCTCTGGAGCCACTTCTCAGGAAGATCAGCTATCTCATGCTGAGCTGGATCTATCTTCCATACATAAGGCTCATGAGTGTCAGGATGGACAGAGGGAGGAGCTACCACATACCCTCCCTGAGCTCTGATATCTACATCCTTCCCAAGCTGTGAGGCTGAATTCTTGATTTCATGTCCTTCAGGATATCTGAAGTACAAGTGTCTTCCTCCAGTCCCAGTGACAGCCTCCCAAGTCTCCGGGAGGGCTCCAAGCTCTTCCTCCAGCTCCTTCAGGCTTCTGTCCCCATGCTTACCCTGAGAGGGCTTGATATCCACATCCACCACAAGGATCTGATTCTGAGCTCCTGTCACTATCCCCACATTGGCTGAGGGATACTGAGTCCACCACTGTCTGACCTGAGCTGGATCTTGTGAAGCGTCCTTCCACCCATGAGCTGTCAGAGGGAGCTTACCATTCAGAGGAAAGATGGACAGAGGCTGTCTGTATCCTTCTCCCTTCAGATAGCTCAGAGCTTCATTGATCATCAGCCTCACCCCTCAGCTCACTGACAGCCTTGAGGATCTTCTCTCTCATCTCAGGCTCAAGATCCTTCCTCATTAGCCGGGAGAGCCACTCTGGAGTGATTCCCATCTTATGAGCTATGTCCTTATACTTGAGCTTGGATTCAGATACCAAGATCCTGATCCCAAGATTTTCCACTGTCTCCTCTCTCCTTTGCGTTAATT